AACCTACATGGTGGGTGGCAACTAATGGCCGTATTTCTTACATACGAAGAGAAGTACCCGGCTTCCTTATTCATCATCAATGGCACAAAAGCGCGTATTACGTGTAAGCGTTGCGGAATCTTTGAGGAGATTTGGCGAGCCACACTCCACAAAAGGATTGAGCGCAAAAGCCCGACAACTTTTTACTGCAACGAATGCAGACGAATCGAAAGACTAAATCGTGAAAGTTAAGCCACGCCTAATTTTCGCCCGCGACCACTGGACTTGTGCATTGTGTGCGCAAGAGTTCCAAGACGGCTCACTGGTGCCTCACCACCGTGCAAACCGTGGCATGGGCAGTAATCCTGAAGCTGAGAAGCCATCGAACGTTCTCAGCCTTTGCAGCCTATGCAACTTCCTTTTGGAAGCAGACGCAGTGGCCGCAACTCGCGCACGCCGTTTTGGAATCAAGATTTCCAAATTCGACGCCGCACTAGCTGGAGACATTCCAGTCGCCATTCCCCTAACTGGATCTAAAGCCCGCACCTGGGTCATTTTGACCAACGACTACAAAACAACTCCAGCAACCGAAGCGCACCTAGATGCCATCGAACGCATGGAGGAAAACTAATGGCTTGGTTCAAAGTAGATGACAACCTGCTGTCGCACCCAAAGGTTTTGATGATGCCAAGAGGTATCAGAATGCAGTGCCTAGGGCTGTGGATTCTGGTTGGTTCTTGGTCTTCAAGCCACCTAACTGATGGGCACGTGCCCGGCTTTGTTCTTGAAGATTTGGGTGGCATACCGGAGCTGCGCGACGAGCTCATTCGCGTCGGTTTATGGGTCTCTGACGGCGCTGAGGGCATTGTTTTTCACGATTGGTGCGACTATCAACCGACCCGCGAAGAGGTTTTGGCGAAGCGCGAAAACGTTTCAAAAGCCCGTTCTGACGCGGGAAAAGTAGGCGGCATCAAGTCTGGTGAAGCAAGAGCGAAGCAAACGCGAAGCAAAACCGAAGCAAAACCGAAGCAAAACGAAGCCCCGACCCGACCCGACCCGACCCGACCATCTACTTCTAACGAAGTAGATAAGGGCCGCGCTACGCGCATCCCCACCCCATTTTCAATAACAGCAACAATGGTCGACTGGTTCACTTCGAAGGACCTCACCGTGGACATCGAGCTTGAAACAGAAAAGTTCGAAAACTACTACCAGGCTCTCAATGGATCTAAAGCTCTGAAAAAGGATTGGGCCGCTACTTGGCGCAACTGGATGCTTCAGGCTCAGTCGTATTTGCCTGCGAACGCTAAAACTGACCCTTGGGCTGGTAAAGAACATTTGGGGTTTGCTGAATGAACGCCGAACAAGCCCTAATCGGTGCCGTACTGCTCAGCAACGGCCGAGTCTTAGACACGTTGACTTTGAAGCCTGAGGATTTCCCTTCGGTGATTGGTGAACAGATTTACCGCAAGGCACAGGAGATGCACCGCAACGGCATCGGTGTTGATGTTGTTACTTTGTCCGCTGCGTTGCCTCATTTGACTTTGCAACTTCACGAAGCCATGTCGGTAACACCGACTGCAGCGAACGCAGAGTTTTATGCCCAAAGCATCGCCGATGGCGCGTTGCGTCGCCGCCTCATTGCTGCGACCACAACAGTGCAGGCACAAGCAACTAACGCTGAATCCCGTCTAGTACCGGATGAAGTGCGTAAAACCATTGACGACGCATTGGGGAGCGTCACTGGCTCGGTCACGTTTATGGGTGACGAGATTGGCAACACTATCGCCCAGTTGGGCACAAAGGCGCAGTTCTTTGATAGCCCATGGATCAACTTGAACAACATCATTGGCGGGTTTAGACCCGGTGCGTTGTATTTGGTTGCTGCAAGACCAGGCGTTGGTAAGACCGTTATCGGTTTGCAGTTGGCGTTGCATTTGGCAAAGCAAGGGAGCGTTGCTTTCAGCTCGTTGGAGATGTCCCGCCAAGAATTGCACAAACGTGTAATGGCGCAGACTTTCGAAATCCACATGGCGGAGATGTCTGGCCAAGACGCTTTTTCGAAGGTTTCAAGGACGCGCATCGAAAGCGATTTTGCTTCGCTGAACATTCCTCTTGCGATTGATGACAGGGCTGGTGTCAGCGTCTACGACATTCGCACTTTCGCACGCAGCGTCCACCACCGGGCACCCTTATCCGCTGTGGTTGTGGACTATGTGGGGTTGATTCAGGACCATTCGGGCCGTGAACGTTCCAAATACGAAACAGTCACGTTCATTAGCCAGCAGTTGAAAGTTTTGGCACGTGATTTGAATGTTCCGGTCATCGCCTTGGCTCAACTGAATCGTGAAGTTGAAAACCGCAAAGAGCAGAAGCCATTGCTTTCAGATTTGCGCGATTCGGGTTCGCTGGAGCAAGACGCCGACGTAGTCATTCTTTTGAAGCGTGACCTTTTGGGCGATAAAAACAAGATTTCCCTTGACGTTGCAAAGAACCGTCATGGGGAGACGAAAACATTCGACTTGGGCTTCCAAGGCGAGTTTTCGAGAGCAACAAACCACGAAATAAGGAGAAAGTAAATGGCAGTAATCAAGGTGCAGGGCACCATCGAGAAGTTCTACCCGTCGGGTAAGGGCTTCGTTGTCGCGGAGACCCGCGAATACAAGGACAAAACGTTCACCGACAAGTTCAGCATCTGGACTGAAAAGGCTGAGGGTTTGGCTGTTGGTGACAAGGTGACTGTTACGGGTCGCCCAGCAGCTTCAGGTTTCGCAGGTGACGACGGCAAGATTCGCGCAACCATCGGCGTGAACGAGCCAAACATCACCAAGGCAGACGACGTTTTCTAATGCTCATCGTTGTGGTTGAGACGGAAACCTTTGAGGCCGAGTTTTTGCATACCAGCGAACTCCCTGAAGAGGTTTTCGCTCAAATCCGCGAGGAGGGCAGGGGCTTGTTCAGCGAGTCCCTGCTGCTCCTGGGCAAAGCGTTGCTAGATCCAAAGAAACGCGAAGAGTTTGAATCGTTGCGACTCTCCGAAGCCATCAAGGTTTGGAACATTTACCGTTTAGCAGCGCCGGAGGACAGGGAGGTTCCAGATGGACTGCCAGAGGGGTTGTAAGCAAAAAGACCGCCACTTGGATTCGTGCCTGATTTCTGAGTGTTGGGGTTGTAAACCGCGCGCAGCTCGCGATGGCTGGAATGTTTGTGCTCGTTGTGGCGAGGGCTTTGTTCAGAGTTTGGCCAAGATTGTGAAGTTGTGGCCTGACCTCGATGGCCGTTTGGGTAAATCAACGGATTACCGTTTCCGAGACCGCGTTTCGGGGACGCCTGATTTTGGTTTGGTTTTGAATGACCAGGTGATTGCTGTTGAAGCATCGGTTCGCGAGTGGGTTGTGTTTGTTGTTCGGGTTCTGGTGACCGAGAAAGGCATTTTGAACCCTCCGAAGGACAACAGCACGGTTGCGTTGTTGAGGTTTGTTGCTCACCATGCTGAGTGGCTTATGGGGCATGAGCTTGCAGCGGATTTTGTAGCTGACGCCAGAAATTTACTCAAAAAATCAACCAATGTTGCGTTTCCCGAAGATAGGCCACGTAAACGACTTCGTGGCGGAAATTGTCAAGTTGAAACTGAAAAAGGTGAATGCGGGGGAAAGCTCTTTTCCATCTCAAGAAAAACTGATGGGTCTAGTGAACTTGAAATTTATTGCGAAATCGATTCGACACATCGCCTTCAAGCACACCAGTATGTCCCGCTTTCCAAAGAAGCACGGACAGATTGGCTTGCACTTGACGAAGCTGCAGTTTTTTTGAAAGTGCCAAAAGATTACGTTCGGGTATTAGCAAGTCGACATAACTGGGAAATCCGTGGAACTGGAAACAGAAACCAGTATTCATTGGCAAACATTCAGAGTTATTTAGCAAAAAAGGAGAAAAAATGATTTGCACCAGATGTCTAGCAGCGATACATAACGGGCCCTGCAACAAAGCAAAACTTGGCGAAATTATTTCACGCGCAAATGAGGCGCTTGGGTTGGATGAAACGTTTGAGCAGGCTGTAGCGGACAAGTTTGATGAGTGTTTGGCCATGTTGTTGAGCAAGCACAAGGATTACGGCCCAAAGAACATTAGCCAGTCACCGGGTGGTGCGTTGAACGGGTTGCGTGTGCGTATGCACGACAAGCTGGCCCGCATCAACCATTTGTTGGATTCGGGTAAGTCACCTCAGAACGAGGCATTGGTTGATTCCTTTTTGGATCTAGCGAACTACGCCGTTATTGGCATGTTGGTTTTGAACGGGCAGTGGCCAAATGAGTGAGCTTATCGAAATGCCGGGTGAGCGGGTTCGCGAGTATTACCGAAAGCAAGGGGATGCCCGAACTTTGGCTTTGGTTGTGGCCAAGTTGGAGGAGATTGTCATGGAATGCCCTGATTGCAAGTGTTGGGTCGGTTTGGATGGCGCGGTTGAGATTTTGAAAGGTTTGAAGTGAGGAAACTTTTCGCAAGTGTCACCGCGTTTGTTGCTGAAAACTTTTTGACTCGGTTTACCGAAGCTGCTTACGAGGATGGCATCAAGTTTGGGTTGGCTTTGAAGAAACGGCTCATTCTTTGGGACATTGAGGCTGTGCACAAGAACAAGACTCATTCCGAGTCTGGGGTTTGTGATTTTTGCCAGGTTGTTGCTCTTATCAAAGGAGAGAACAAGTGAGTGAGTGGAAATACCTAGTAGCGGACATTGAAGTTAAAAAGGGCTCATTCTGGCACTACTTTTTAGGCAAAATACGAGGCTATTTCTATGTTCGCAAAATCAAGAACCGTATCAAGGGAAGAAACAAATGAACGCTCACAAAGGTAAGTGTTGCGGGCAATGCCTATGGGATGGCGTTCCAAACAAGTGCTGCTGCAAGGCAATCAAAGGAGAGAACAAGTGAGTTGGTTATGGTTTGGAATCGTGACAGGAGCGATTATTGCTGTCACTTGGACTTTACGTGAACACCGCAAAATGTTGAGGACAATGGCTCAGGTTATTCAAATCCACGAACACAACTTCAAACTTCTTATCAAAAGAGAGAACGAGAAGAACCCTTGGACTAGCAGACCTCTTACTGAAGAAGATAAGGAACACTATGGGCAAGAGGGGGAGAACAAATGAAGCTTTTAAATGCAAAAAATGAAGTTCAAAAATTGCACTGTAACTTTACCGGATCAACCCTTACTAGCAAGGTTCCGTATGTGTGGCGATGCAACAAGTGCCGCCAATCGTTCATGGAGTGGTTTGTGCAATCCCCAAATTTCGAAACGGAACACGCCCAGATTCACCAGGAGAAAGGCAAATGAAAAAACTTACCCCTGAACGCAGGGCGCTGGCACAGCTTCACATCGTTTTGGCACAGGATGCTATGGCCAATGTCTCCGGCTTGAGTAACACTTCCGAACCTTGGCGCAAACTCATGCGTATCCGTTGGGATGCTGAACGAATCATCCAAAACGAACTTGGTTTAGCAATGACCAAAACTTGGGCTCTGCTAGATGGCTCCAAAACTTTCGAAAACTTTTGGCACCCAGACGGCACACCGAAAGCATTGGCAGAGCAATGAAGTCATGCGATACCGTGGGCTGCCAAGTAGCCAGCCGCGCATCAGGCATGTGTATGAAGCATTACAACGCATACCGCAACCAAATCCGCATGCAAAGTGCTTGGGATAAAAAAGTGGACAAAGACGACTTCTGGGAGTTCGTCAAACAAGAGTTGGGAATCACAGCATGAGCGCAGCAAGAAACCAACGCCTTCGGGCAGAACGCAAAATCAAAAACATAATCAGCAAGTTGACTCCCGACCAGGTGAAGCAACTTGAAGCCGAGTTGGAAGGCAAAAAAGCAAATGGCGAAAAGTAAGTTTCGATTTGGCTTGAAGTATCTTCAAAACTGCCGCTTTGGCATGGCCATAGTCAAGGGTGAACAGTTCTACTGGGTCACCGATGGTTACACCAAATGGCTTTTGACCGATTTCGACCCGAAGGTCGGCCCTTCAAGCTGCAGGTTCGAAGTTTGGCGCAGACTTGACTGAAAGAACCATTTGGACTTTTGAATACGCCACCGGATACCAGGCTGGTTTAGCAAAAGGCATGGAAATCCACGCTTCAGCGATACAGGCAAGCAGAGAAGCAGAAAAAGAGTTCGAAGAGACTTTTGATAACGCAATAACCAAGGGTTATCAGCTTTTGCTGGCAGAACTTGACCAGATCATCCTCAAAACCATCGAAAAGGGCGACACGCCGAACTAATTTCAATAATTGGACAATGTGGTATGCGTTGTTACGGTGGTAAATAGACGATGGCGAGTGCCATCCTCGCAGACACCTCCACTTGTTGGGGGTGTTTTTGTTTAAGGACCCTGGAGGACAACCAGATGTCGCTATTGAGCATCCCAAAAACCCCGGTAAAAGCCACGCCAAAGTGTTTGGCTTGTGCGTGGGTTGCCACACTAGACGCAGAAGAGCAACAGTATCTAGCCCAGCTAGTAAAAAACTACTCCGTAGCTGGTCTCTACAAAGAGCTCACCCCGTTAGGGGTAACGTTTGCAGAATCGACCCTGAGAAACCATGTCGCTTCGGGTCACTGACGTTCCAGTAGCACCGCAACAAGTGCACGAAATCCCCAAAGACTGGCGACCGTCAGCGCAATGGAATGGCGTCACAGGCGAAATAACGTCGGAGCCTCTCGAAGGTGCCCCAAACTTTGAAGAGTTGCTTACCGAGCACGGCCACAACCCCGATGAAGTGGAAGTTGTCGGTTCGGTTCGCACATCACGTTGGCAAATGGCCAGACGCGGCGAAGAGCCCACCTGGCTAACGTCATACCGCTTCACGATCCAACGCAAAAAGACGGCAATAGACTTGCCCGCACTTTTCGCTGAGGTTCGCAAAACCAAAGTGAAACCAGCACCAGTTTTGAAAGGCGAAGCCCTAATAGTTGTTTGGGCAGACCCACAAACAGGCAAAACAGACCCAGGGGCGGAACACAGCAGCTCATCCAGCGCGTGGAAGAAAAACTTCATGCTTTGGAACGTTACATCAAAACCCAAAAACCATCGCGCATGGTATTCCTCAACGCTGGCGACAGCATTGAAGGTTTTGAAAACGTTGAATCGCAAATGTTCACCAACGACCTCTCGTTACCCGAGCAACTCGACCTCGAAGCAACCTTCGAATGGAAGTTCCTCCGATTACTCCGCAAATACTCCGAAGACGTCACCGCGGCAACAGTAGGCTCCAACCACTGTGCCTGGCGACGCGGAAAAGCCACGCTAGGCAAACCCTCAGACGACTGGGGAATCTACCTGCAACGGCAACACCAAAAGTTCAGTGAAGAACTCGGCATGGGAATCAAGTTCGCAGAACCAGACCCACACCAAGAGTCACTCGCATTGGATATCAATGGAACCATCCTCGGCCTAGTACACGGACACCAAGCGTCGCCAGGCAAGTTCACCGACTTCTGGGCTAAACAAGTCCATGGCGGTGCCCCACTAGCCCACGCAGACATTGTGGTCTCAGGTCACTACCATTCACTGCTCATTCAACCATCCGGTCGCAACCCATACACGGGGAGATCTAAATGGCATCTGCAAGCACCAACCATGGACAACGGTTCATCATGGTTCGCAAACAGAATGGGCGGGTCAGATAGCGACCCAGGCTTACTGGTATTCACAGTGGGAGACCAAGGATTAAACCTCCAATCCCTCGCTGTGCTCTAAACGTGCTGCGGCGTAACACCTTTCATTGTCCATAGGTTGTGCACCGCCTGCTCCCCAATATGCGCAACCCCTGCATGGGTCGAGCCAAAGGGCGGGCGTCGCAGCACCCAACTTGGCGTGGCAAGTTGTTTATAGACCACGACGTATCAGAGTAGAGCAGTTCGGTAGCTCGCCAGGCTCATAACCTGGAGGTCGTAGGTTCAAATCCTGCCTCTGAAACTCAAGTCTGTACCTCTGTCTGGCACCGCCGCTTTGGCAAAGTTAGTTCATGTGCAGGCGAATATTCGGCTCATGGTTAGATGGGCGAATCGGCGGCAGAGTCGAGAAGTCTGCCAAGGGAGTAAGGCGACCTAACCGTTACCCCTCCCATTTATGGTCTAAGTGTTACGGAAGCACGACGGTCTCCAACACCGTAAGCCTGGGTTCGACTCCCAGAGACTGTGCCAACAGCAATGCCTCCACCCTGCAACGCTTCTGCCTCGGTAAAGAAACCTCTGAGTGCCAGCGCAAGACCTGCGGGCTCTACGCACTGCTGGTCCTGTTACCCATTGCTGCGGCAGGTAGCAGGGCAACACCTTTGCCGAATAGAAAGAAAACACTATGGCCGATAAGACCGATGCAGTAGAGACCACCACACCTAAGAGCCCAACCAAGTGCAACTGCCCAGCAGGGTATTGCCAGGACTGCGGCGCAACCGTACAGGACTAACCTCATGGCTAGAGCTGCCCGCATCTGCAACAAGCAGGGCTGCGCAGAGATAGTCACGGGAGCCACCTACTGCGACACGCATAAGCGACCCGCATGGCAAGGCTCCACACGCAACACAAAGAACCCACCAGGCTGGGCTCGCATAAGACTCCACATCATGCACAGAGACCACAACCTCTGCCGCTACTGCGGTGCCCCAGCAACAGAGGTAGACCACATCATCCCCATAACAAGGGGAGGCAACCACACACCCTCAAACCTCGTAGCCGCATGCACCCCCTGCAACGCCAAAAAAAACCTCCAACAAAGACGGCCCCCCAAACCCGACACCCCCAGGGGTAGTACCTGAACCAAAAACGCTCAGACGCCGTAAACGAGCAGGGGCTCTTTGGTTAGTCGGGTTCAAAACTTTGCTTTTTAAACCCTGTGCCAGCGTGAGGCTGGCCTTTACCGATTCCACGTGAGGTGGGGGAGGAGTACAAATGGCTTCTGGTGGAGCTCGTGCCAGGTCTGGTCCTGCGCCCGATCCGAATGCTTTGCGTCGTGACCGTAAGTCGGATGCTGAGTGGACTGTTTTGCCTGCTGAGGGTCGTAAGGGTAAGGCTCCGGCTTTTCCTTTGGTAACGCCTACGGCTCGCGAACGTGCCTTGTGGGTTCGGTTTTGGAAGATGCCTCAGGCGATTCTGTGGGAGCGTAACGCTCAGGAGTTTGCTGTGGCTTTGCACATTCGTACTTTGTGTGAGGCTGAGCAGTTTGATGCTCAGGCGAATCTTCGCACTTTGGTTCGTCAGCAGGCTGGCGAGTTGTTGTTGACTATCCCGGCTATGTATGCGGCTCGTGTGCGTATTGCTCAGGATGAGGTTGCGGTGAAACGTGAGGCGTTGCCTGTGCGTGCTAGTGCGCGTGACCGTTTGAAGGCTGTTGGCGGTGCGTGAGAATGCTGTCCTTGCTGTTGCGCTTGATTGGGTTTCTGCTCATTGTGTGGTCCCTGATGGTTTTGAACGGGGCAAGCCGCTAGATCTTTACGATTACCAGTTTGAGTTTTTTTCGAACTTTTATTTGGTGCGTGGGGATGTTGAGTGGAATCCGTTGAGCCCTGTTTTGGGTCCGGCTTTTGTTTATCGCCGTGGCATGGTTGTGGCTCCGCAGAAGATTGGCAAGGGTCCAATGTCTGCAGCTCAGATTTGCCTTGAGGGTGTTGGGCCTGCGTTGTTTGCGGGTTGGGCGTCTGGTGGCGAGGTTTATGACTGTGCGGACCATGGATGCCGATGCGGTT